AATGGCCTGTCCGGCCGCCGTGATGTCCTGGCCTTGCCGGGTAACCTCGTTGGTCAGCGCCTGGACCGTCGATGCATCCGCCTTCATTGCAACCTGGTTCAGAGCGGACTGAGCAGCTGCAGCGGCGTCCGTTGCCACCTTGTCCGTCACAGCCACCCAGGCGCTACCGTTCCAGCGCTTTGGCGTGTTGGCATTGCTGGTCGTGTCGATCCAAAGGTTCTGGTTCAACCGGTCAGCCACTGCCGGCGCGGTCGACTGGTACAGCACCTTGCCCTTGGCGCCGGCGGCGTCAGCAGCAGCCTGGGCCGCCTGCTGTGCTGCGGTGACGTTCTGATTGGTCGTGGTCAGGCTGCCCTGTAGGCCAGTGATGGACTGGCCCTGGCTGGTCAGTTTGCCCTCGGCATCCGTTACCCGGGTGGTCAGGCTCTGCACCGCAGTGGCATCTGCCTTACCCGCCAGTTGGGTCAGGGCCGACTGCGCAGCTGCCGCAGCATCGGTGGCCACCTTATCGGTCACCGCTACCCATGCCGAACCGTTCCAGCGCTTCGGTGTGTTCGCGTTGCCCGTGGTGTCGATCCAGAGGTTCTGCGCCAAGCGATCAGCGACCGGCGGCGCAGCCGACTGTACGATAACCTTACCCTTGCCGCCAGCCAGCGTTGCCGCGTCCTGGGCGGCCTGCTGCGCTGCAGCGACGTTGCCGTTGGTGGTAGTCAAGCTCGACTGCAGGCCCGTGATCTGCTGGGACTGCGCGCTGGTGGTGCCTTCCAAGGTCTGCACCTTGGTTTCCACGGTCTGCACGCGGGCGGCCATGCCATTCGCCGTTTGCACCGCCTGGCCGATGTCGGTCCAGTAGGTGTCGTTCGGCGGCGGATTACCGGTGGGCACAGCGACCTTCGCCTGGTACAGCTTGCCGTTCTCGCCCAGCACGCTTTGACCAGCGGTGTAGGCCTGGTCTGGCTTGTAGGGCATCGAGTCGACCAGGTCGGCGATGTTGTCGATCTGTTCCTGCAGATCGCTCTGCACCTGATTGACCGAGTTGTTGACCTCGACAATCTGCTCGTTCAGCTCGCTGCGCACCTCGCCCAGGCGCTCGTTCACCGAGCCAGGGCCGTTCATGTCGATCAGGTCGATACGGCTGGTCAGCTCCTTGCCCAACTCGCTCTCGGTGATCCGATCCTTGATCTGCTCCAAGATCGGGCCGGCGTCGTCGCTGGCCATGCCAGAGACCACAGTCGGAGCGATCGGGAAGAAAGGCCCCAGGTTTCCAGTGCGATCCACCAGGCGCGCCCAGAAGTAGAACCGCTGGCCCGCGCGCAGGCCCTGCATCACGTATTCGTTCTGCGGGTAGGCCAGGTCGGCCAGCTTGGTAGCCTGGCCCAGGTCGGTACCCTCGCTGTACCACAGCTCGGTACGCTGGCTGTCTTCGGCACCAGCAGGGAAGCCCCACTTGATGCCGATGCCAAACAGCAGGCTCTCGGTGTCGAGGAAGGTGACCGAAGGCGGCAGGCCTTCCTTGCCATTCAGTTGCGTCAGGGTCGAGCTTTTCCAGATCGACGTGATGTCGAACGAGCTCACAGCGCGTACGCGTGCCAGGTAGGCACCCGCGTAAATGCCGACCACGTCTACCGAGGTTGCGCCGGTGCGCTGCAGGCGGACCCAGTTACCGTTGTCCTTGCGCCACTCCACGTCGTAGGCGACAGCGCCCTCCACTGCCGGCCAGGCGATGGTCATGGTGCTGACCGCGATACCTTGGTCGATCATGTGGGCGGACGACAGAGTAACACTTGCCGGCGGCTGCACGGTGGTCACCGGAATAACGCTGATCGGGTGCTCGTCCAGCTTGGCGCCGGTGTCGATGGCAGCGAACTTGCTCGGGTTGAACTCGAGCGCAGTGATCTCGTACTCACCCTCCTGGGTGCGCGTGGTCTTCAGCACCCGGAACAGCTGCACCGCCAGGTCGTCGTAGTCGATTGCCCACTGCAGTTCCGGCTCGGGCTGCACGCCATACGCGGTGGTCACCGTCACTGCGCGGCCGACGACCGATTGCACCGTGCGGGCCTGGGCGGTACCGTTCGGCAGGTTCAAGATCAGCCGGTCGCCAGCCTTGATCGGCGTGTCACGGTCCAGGGTCACCACGCGGCCGGCAGCCGCCGAAATCCGGCCCCCGTTCGGACGGCCAGCAACCAGTTCGTCAGCGACGGGAATGACGTAGCCAGGCAGCGGAATGCGCCCTTCCATACCGGTCTTGAAGGTGACGGTGCGGTCCTGGCTGTTGCTCAGCAGCGCCCACTTGCCGCGGCGCTGGGCCTCGGAGGCACGGGTGCAACCGATGGCCGAGATCTCGATCGGACGGTCGCGGTACCGGCGCTGAAGCGCGTTGTCGGTCACCGGGATGACGTCAGTGTCGTAGTTGTTCGCCGGGTTGTCGTAGCTGACCAGGGCCCGACTGTAATGGGTGTTACGCTCGGCGCCACCATAGACGAACTCTCCGTCGATGACGTTGGCCCGGGTGAACACGTAGTCGATGTCCTGGGCGCGCGGCATGTCCGCCTGCATGAACAGCGAGCCGTGAGCCCAGTACACCATGCCCCGGTAGATGGCCGACAGGTCGCGCAGCAGCGTCCAGGCTTCGGCGCGCCCCTGCAAGTTCATGTCGCACAGGAAACGCGGTTCCTGACCGCCGACGCCATTCGGCACCCGCTGGTCGCAATACTGGGCGATGCGGTACATCTCCCACTTGTCGACCATCCACGGCTTGATGCGCTTACCCAGGCCGAAACGGTCCTCTACACAAACCCCATAGGTCACGAACGCCGGGTTGTTGGTCCAGGCCTGCTTGAAGGTGCCATCCCATACACCGCTGTAGGTGCGGGCCACCGGATCGTAATTGCTGGGCACGGGCCAACGCTTGGCCTTGCACTTCAAGGTCACGGCGGGGATGTTCTGGAACTGCTGGGCGTCGAACTCGATGTACAGCAGCGCGGTGTTCGGGTAACGCAGCTTCTGGTCGATGATCTCGGTGTAGCCAGCGATGGTCATCGTGTCCGCAATGGTGCCGCTATTGGCGTTCGGGGTGATCCGGCGCACCCGCAGCATCCAGCCGGAGGTTGCCTTGGGCAGGTTGACGCGTACCGAGCGCTGGTAGCCATTGGTGGTCTTGCCGTCCACCGCGCCCAGGTGCGCCTCGACGCAGGCGCCACCATCGGTTGCGATATCGATGGCGTACTCGATGCGGTAGCCATTGGTGTTACCACTACTGTCCTGCTGAGCCAGGCGCGGCCAAGCCATGCGCACACGCACGGCCGAAAGCTGGGTGTTGCTCAGGGCGCGGGTGAACGGGTTGTCGCTGCGCAGTTCAACATTGACGGTGGTCTCGTTCTCGATCGCAGGAATGCCCTGGATATATTCCTGCTCGACGGAGCCTGGGCGCCACTCCCATTTCACACCCGGGAAGTTCACGTCGCCGCTGGCCAACTCCCATGCAACCGTGGTGCCGTTCTCGGACACCTTCTGATCGATGTACCAGACCTCAATCGCCTCCTCGGTCGGATCAGCGTCGGGGTTACCGCTTGGGAAATTTACCGCGTCCAGGTAGCGCGCCATGGTGTGACGTATGGTCAGCTTGAACTCGAGCAGGTTGTCGAAGGCCAGGCACAACGCTGTAATCCTGCCGTTGACGTTACCGACCGTCAGCGTGGGCCGCACGGCGGTGCCGTCCGAGTTCGCCTCGATACCGTCAATCTGCATGGGCCAGGCTCCGTACTCATTGCCCTGCCACCAAATCGACTTGGCGGGCAGCTGGTCGGCGTTCGCGCCTGCCGCTGCCAGTTCCTCAGGCGTGTGCGGTATCGCGTGCCCGTGGAACCACAGAGTGTCCGCGCCGAAGTCCGAGCCATCCAGCTCGAATAACAGAATCTCCGCGCCAGGCTCCAGCTTTTGCAACTGAGTGATCAAACTCATGGGTGGTACGCTCTCTCGAAGGTTGCCGTCAGCAGCACGAGGCCCCCTGGCTTTCGCTGCTGACGGAATGTTTCGCAGCGGTACATGCCGAGCGCGCCTTCGGGGTTGGTCCAAAGGAACGACTTGGCGCCTCGATGGCGACGTATGAACGCAATAGCGGGCTGGATCTCATCGGCCAGCCCGCCGAATGAAAGGGCCCAGCTGTCCGACTCGCCATTCAGCCCATCACTCGACACCTGGACATATCCGTCGCCAAACGGCGATTTTCTGGTGCGCAGTGTGCTGTCACCGCTGGCCTCATCATCAGGGACCCAGGTAAATGTCTCGATCGCCATCAGAGCCTCCCCGTGCTGTTGCGGTGACTCACTCCGCCAGGACGCCACGACACTGCGATCGCTCGCTCAGCGACCCCCTGCATTTGCCGCTCCATTGTCTGCTGCAGCGCAGTGCTATCTAACTCCATACCATCCGCGCTGCGGTCCTCCAGAGTCACTGCGACTGGCACAGTGACTTGAACAATGGTCGATCCTCCGCCGGAGCCGCCTACCACCTGCACGCCTAACGATCCATCCGAACCGCGCGCCAATGGCATGATGGCCTCAGGCCCAGCCTCACCGGCTACGCCCAACCCGCCGTTGGCCATGCCAAAGGCTGTGGGCCTGGTCAGTACGGTATTGGTGAACGCACCGCCCTTGGCGAACATTTGCACGCCGCCTGACCAAGCGCCGCCCAACGCCTGCGGAAAATATTTGCTGCCGTAACCTGCTTGCGATGCGCCAAGATTGGAAGAGACTGCTCCGGCAGAGCCAGCTGCCATACCGTTTCCTCCCCCACCGCCGAAGTAATTGCCCACGGCAGAGACGCCAAAGCCGACCAACCCGCTCAGTAGCGAGCTCGCAGCCTGCTGACTGGCAATCCTGGCCATATCTGAGATCACGCTGGTGGCAAAGTCCTTGAAGTTGGCCTTCCCCGTCCGAGCGAACTCAGCCACCGCATCACGTGCTGTATTGAATCCGGTGGTGAGCATGTCGTCAGTGGCGCCAGCCACGTTGGCCGCGTCGGACTGGATGTTGGCCCAGGCTCGCTTGGCACCGTTACGGTAGTCACGCTGGGCCTGCAGGCGCGCCTCAAAGCCGTCGACCTCCATCTGCAGCTCCCGCACCTGGTAGTCGGCCAGGTCTGCCAAGCGCTGCTGATAGGCGTCCTGGCTCAGGCGACGGGATACGTCCTCCTGCTGCTCCTCCAACTGCCGCCGCGCCTCGGCGTACTTCTGCCGCACGGCGTTCAGGCGGTCGGCCTGCTCGCGTTGGTCATCTCCCATGCCGACACCAGCCACGTCGGCATTGATCGCGTCCTGCCGTGTCTGTAACACCACCTCCATCGCCTTGCGATAGGCCTCGGCACTATTGCGCCGTTGCTCGGCCAGCTTACGCTCAGCTTCGGTACGCTTCTGGATCGTTCCGTCTGCATAGGCGGTGTTGAGGTTCTTAATACCGAGCTCCATCTCGGCAGCGGTGATCTTCCCTTTGGCCTGGGCCTTGCGCAGGCCTTCGATACCCTCCTTCAGGTCACCCAGGCGCTTGCGCTCCGGCAGGGCGCGGTCAATGATCGCATCCAGCGCCTTGATCTCGTCCCTTAGAGCCTTGGTTCTGTCCTTGCTACTGGCGGTGGCGTCCTTGTTCGCCTTCTTCTGCGCCTCGATCGCATTGGCCGCCGAGAGAATCGCCTTTCGGTCGGTTTCGGTCAGGTCGGCATTCTCGGCGATATGCCGGTTGGCTATTTTGATCGCATCGCCATTATCTTGCAGGCCCGCCAACTGCTTCTGCAGGGTTTCCAGGTACGTCTGACCTGCAGCGCTCATTCCCGCCTTGGCGGCATTGTTCTCCTGGGTCGAAGCGGTGTTCTCATCGGTCACACCGGTGAGCACTCGCAGTGTCTCAGCGATCAGGGCAGAGCGTTGGTCGGCATCGCTGACAGCACCGGCCTGGGTGATCCACTTCTGCACCGTGCCCACTGGCAGATTCAGCCGGTCGCCGACCTCGCGCAGGACGGGGGCCAGGTCGCCGCCAGCGGCCCGAGCCTCGTTCAGCCGGTCCACCACTTCCTGATACCGGCAGCGATGGCATCGACTATGGTGGGCATAGCACTCTGGATGGATACCCACCCGTCAGCGTCGATTTTGCCTGTCTGCAACGCCTTGGAGTACGCGTCGAGTGCCGAGCCAGCCTTGTCGGCCGATGCGGCGTTGGTCACCAGCAGGAAGCTGAAGCTGTCGGTGATATCGAGTGTCTGTTTGGTGTTGAAACCCAGACTGCGCATCACGTCAGCCGTGCGGATGTACAGCTCCTGCGCTTCGGCCAGCGGGCGGTAGGTTTCCTGGGCTGTGCGCAGCAGGCGCTCCTGCACCACCTGATACTCGGACGCGCTACCGGCGGCAGCTTTCATCCGGTCGGACATCTGCCCGTAGGCGTCGACTTGCTTAATGATGCCGCCGATCAACCCCGCACCGGCTACGGCCGCGAGCGCGCCGCGCATCAGCACGCCAGCTGACTGAGCTGCCGCCCCAGCCCTATCGAAGGCCGAATCGACGGTGGCCAGGTTGCGGTCGATCGCCTGCGTGCTTCGCGCCACCACTTGGTCGGCGTTCGCCAGTTCGCGGCGAAGCTGCGCCGTGGTGGCCTCGATCTGGACCAGCATCCCCTGGACTTGTTGATCGGCCATGCAATTCTCCAAGCACAAAAAAAACGCCCGTAGGCGGAGACTTACTCTTGCTGCCGGCCTCGGAAGAAGGCCTTCAACTTGTCAGCAACGTTGCCGGGTCTGCGCGGTGCCTGCCCCTGGTCAGACGCTGAGGTTTGGGCCTGGCCGCGTCCGGTCCAGTCGAGACGTGCATCGAGCGCCAGCATGAGTTGTGGGATGGGCGTACGCCACGCCGTGTCAGGCGGCCAGCCAAGCCAGCCGGTGGCCACGCCGAACAAATAGTCGACGTAGCTACCATCCTTTACGGCGCTGTGCTGTCCGCCCCGCCCTTTCCCCGGGCGACCACGCTCGGCGGTACCGGATTGAGCAGCACGGTGATGAAGTCGGTCAGTTTGGCTGAGACTTTGGCCACGCCGGTCTGGAATACTTCGGCAGCGACCTGGGCATGCTGGTCAGCCTGCAGGCTGGCGCCGGCGACGATTATGTCGGCGCTGGCACCGATACTCATCAGTCGCATCGATTCAAGCGCGCCTCGCAGACCGCCGAATCGGCTTTCAATCAGCAGGGCCGCCTCGAGGGTTGGGCGCAGGGTGTAGGTTCGTGCACCAACCACTAAGGTGGTGGTGCCATACAGAGCTTCGCTCATGGGCTTCTCTCAGCAGGGGACGGGGCCGAAGCCCCATCTATCAAGGGTTGGCGGGGCCAGGCAGAATTTCGAGGATGTCGGTGTTGATGCCCAGCGTGACGTTGCGACGCACAACGTTGTCGGCAGAACCAGCAGCCACCTTGTTGTTCATCACCTTCACACCGAAGTAGTACGTTGTCGGCAGGACCGGTGGAGATGCGCCTGGGTCACCGTCGTTCAGCGTGATCCTGATGTTGTAATTACCCTTGGAGCGGTCCTTGTGGGCAACGGCCACCGCCTTCTGCCCAACGTCTCCGTTGTCCAGACCCACGACCATGGTCATATCGCCAGCATCCGCGGTTCCCTTGTACTTGCGTACCCGGCCATCACGCAGTGAGGTGAAGTTCACGGGGTTGAACGTGTCGCCGAACTCGCCAAGGTCTTCGATCTCGCCTACATCAACGTAGGTGTCGGCCTTGTACTCGGTTACGGTTTCGGCGCCGGTTTTGCTGCCAATGGCCAGGCGGCAGCCGGCGGCTGTATTGAGGTTGTCTTCGGCCATGGGGAATCCTCCAAAGGCACATTGGATAAAGCCGCGGCGCGGCCGGTGGTTGACTCAGTGGGTAGTAATCACGCGGACCGTGATCGAGCCCTGGTAGGTAACGCCGTCGGCGTCGCGCTGGGCATCCGACTGGATGACACGGACCGAGACAGCGCGGCCGACCTCCAGCGGCAGTGGGCGCTCGTCCAATGCGGCGATCACCTCGCCGTTGATGCACTTGACCTCAGCCTGGCCGACGGCATCGGACCAGACAGACAAGTACAGCAGGCGCGTTTCGCGCTTGCGGCCCGAGATCGGAGTGCTATTGACCGAAACCTCACGGTCGATGGATACGTAGGGCATATCCGCGTTCAGCGGCGCCCCGTCGTAGATCGGGCAACTGACCTCAGTCTGAAGCCTGGTGAAGATCGCCTCTTGCAGGGCCAGCGATGGATCAGCCATTTCCTACTCCCTGGCTCGCCTTGCGCAGCGTAAGCCGCACTGCAGCCTCGAGGTCGGCCATCACATACTCCCTATCCGCCAAGTCTGACGCAGCCAGGCTGGTTCCTTCGGTTGCAGCACCGCCAATAGTGGGGAGGCTGGAGTTGCCACCCTGCTCGTCTGTTGCAGCATCAGTGCCCGGAACTGCCTGCCCCTCTGACGTTGCCGAGACCGTTCCTTCCGATGGACCTGGAACAGCTGCGGGGGCGCCCGCATCGCCAGGATCTTGAACGCGCTCACCGCCAGGCGAAAGACGCGAATGGCCAGCTCCAGGCTCGCCGCTGCTGGAATCAAGGGTCGAGACCGGATTCTTCGCCTCAGTCGTGGCTGCTGGTGCTTCCTGTTTACGTGCCATTGGAGTACTCCAGTGGGGCGCCATTTCTGGCGCCGCGTTGCGGAAAGGTTAAGGCGTCACCAGCGGACCAGTGACGAACGCTTCGTCGCGGTAGATCGCGAACGCCAGGCGCTCCTCGGCGCGGATCGTCGCCATGTTGTTCTCGAAGTCCTTGTCGTTCTCGGTCGAGATGAGCACTTCGATTTCCATGCGGTCGAAGATCTGTGCGCCGAGCTTGAACGCACCGACGAGGAAGTCGTTCTGCGTCATCGCTTGAGTGGACACCACCGGGCGGTTCCAGAGTTTTGCGTTCGTACCTTCCTGCGGCTGGCCGATGATGTAGCGGCCCTCACCGTCTTTAGTGAGCTCGATCGCTGCCCAGTCGATGGGATTCAGCACGATGCCATCCGAGGGGAAATCGGCCAGCTCAGCTTGCAGCAGCGCCAGGCGCAGACGGTCGATCCGTTGCTCACCCACCACCGTCAGGCCGGCCTGCGGTGCATACAGCTGAGCAACAGTCACGAGACCCTGCAGGTTGGCACCCGTGCCGTTTCCGTAGAGCAACTGAGCCTCTTCCGCCATGTTCAGGCCGTAGCGAGCGCGACTGTCGATGTAGCTCTGCAGCGCCTTGGCATCGTCGAGCATCTGCCGACTCGCCTTGAACAGGTGGGCAATGGTGCGGACGTTCGCCGTCGTCAGTGCGAAGGTGATGTCGGAGTACGGCTTGGCAGTGTTCTCCGCGACGGTACGCGCGTTGTTGGTGAATCCGGTCTCACGGATGTACTCGATGGAGTTCGATTCCGTTTCGCCCGGGGCCACCAGGTCACGAATGGTCAGCCGGCGCTGCGGCGGCGTAACGACCCCGGCCAAGCGCTGAGCGGGGACCAGGTCGCCGCCGGTCGCGGTGGTAATGGCCGCACGCGGCACGGACACACGGCGCGAACCACGGAAGGACGAGTTCATGTCCTGCATTTCTTCGCTGCCGATCACCAGGGCGCCGACCGACTTCTGCGGCTCATCTTGGTTGCCGCGGTCACGGCTGGCATTCACCAGCTTCTGCTCAGCTTCGCCCAGGCGGGCATTGAGCTCACCCTGCTTGGTCAGCAGTTCATCGACCTTGGCACGGGTTTCGGCAGTCATCTCGCCGGACGCCTTGATCTGTTTGTCGGTAGCCTCAGCTTGGGCTTTGATCTGGTCGCCAATGCCCTTGAGGCTGGCGTTGAGTTCCTTGACTTGGGCTTCAAAGTCCATGGTCACTTTCCTTTCAGAGAATTGAGGATATTGGTTGCCGCGCTCAGAGAGGCGGAGAGGTCTGGCGCGACAGCGCTTGGCTTGTCGGTCGGAACAGCGCGCGGCGTGTTCCCGCTGGCAGCGCGAGGCGTGCAAGACTTGAAAGTGGCGAAGAGTTCGCGGCGCTCGGAGCGCGGCATACCGGCCTTGGCCAGGGCTGCATCCATGGCCTTGAGTGCATTGGCCTGGCCGGTTTCCTCGGTCTCGCGCTCGGTGACCTCAGCCGCTGCCAGCAGGCCGGTCGCCAGCCCCAGTTCCACCGCCCGCTTGCCCCGGATGAACGTCTCGTCATCCATCAGCTCGGCCATGTCCTCGACGGGCTGTCCGCTGGTTTCGGCGTAGAGATCCGCCATGGCGGCATCGAACTCCTCCATGTCGGCCGCTACGTCGCGCAGGTAGTGGCGATTGCCGGCGAGGAAGGTCCAGCAGTTGTGGATCATCAGGAAAGCGCTGCTAGCTACTTGGCGTTCGGAACCGGCCAAATAGATGACGGAGGCCGCGCTGGCAGCCATGCCGAGCACCTTGGTGGTGACCTTCTGCTTGTGCTCACGCAGGCGGTTATAGATGGCGATGCCTTCGAACATGTCGCCACCGGGCGAGTTGATGTATACCGTCACTTCGCGGTCGCCGATCGCACGCAGCGCTGCGTCGATGCGCTTGAGAGCGTTCAATCGCTGGGCGAGCCACTGCGCACCGTCACCGCATGGCCACGGGGCGGCACTTTCGCGATGGCCAGCCCTACCCTGGTGCAGACCGGATACGGCGAACGCGTCGGCCAAAAGCCGAGGGTGCCAGGCCTGGATCAGCCGTTGGGCACAGTCGTCGCCGGCGGCGTGAAACATGCGCTGTCGAGCGCGGTGATTCTGCCAGCAACCCATCAGGGCACTGTCCGGGTGAACGACCCGGGTGAACCGCTGCCCACGGTCACCGCCGCCAACCGCGGGGAGCTGATGATGGCCAGCCCTGTGATGATCGGAGCAGGCGGCCCGGTGTATGCCGGTAAGCCAGTAGCAGCTGACCAGCCCATGGGGACCTTGATGACCCAGAGCCACCGAGCGCTGGCATCGGCGCATCTGGTCAAATTCCGCTTCAACAGCGAGGGAACACCGGTAACCGAACCGGTGCCCACCATCACTAGTGGCGGCAACTACAAGCGGCCGGCAGGCGCCGCGCACGCCATGGGCGTCTGCACCGCGTTCATTGAGCAGGCGAACGGTGGGTTCAACACCACGCCAGCCAAGGGCGCCGACGAGCCGCTGACCACGGTCACCAACACCGGCAGCCAGCAGCGCCTCGTGACCGCGAGCCTGGCCACGCTCCGCCGCAACTGCGTAGGCCGTCCCGTAGATGACCTGGTGCCGACAATGACCGCCGGCGCCGAGCACCACGCGCTGGTCGAGTACAAGCTGTCGCCCGAGCACGAGGAAGGCGCCCTGCGCGTCGCGGCATTCCTGATCAGCTACTACGGCACGGAGAACATCAGCGCTTGCGACGCCCCTGCGCCGACAGTGACCACCAAAGATCGTCTGGGCCTGGTGACCGTCTTCGTGAAGGGGACGCCTTACGTGATCGTCGACATCTGCCTGCGCATGCTGCAGCCGCATGAGCTTTACCGGGCTCAGGGCTTCCCGGCCAGCTACATCATCGACAAGGGCGCCGACGGCAAGCCATTTACCAAGACCGAGCAGGTGCACATGTGCGGCAACAGCGTCAGCCCGCCGCCGATGGCTGCCCTTGCCCGGGCCAACGATCCATGGCGCGCTGCCAGGTCCCTGGTAGCTTAGAAGACAAGAAACCGACGAACGGTAATCAGAAACAGCCAAAAAAGGGGCACCCGCTTTCCACTATCAATTCATGTGAGTCATTACCTGACTCCATGACCCATAGAGGAATAGCTATGCCTAGCAAGATCTGTAACCGCTGTAAAGAGTACCACGAGCAGGAAATCAACAGCTCCCTTGGCGCAGGGGTCCTCCTTGTCGTCATCCTCGCAGCCATCGCTCACTACTACGGCGTTTGGCACTTCGCGTAAGCCCTGATGTCGGGGCAGCCCTACGGCTGCCTCGTCATCCTGAACGGATAGGCGTTCCCATGCCCACAGAAAACCGATCCAGCAACACAGAGATGGTCAGCGTGCCGCGCCAGCAGCTGCAGGCCTGGCAAGAGCGCTTTTCGAAAGCGCAGATGTTCCAGCAGTCTACCGAGATCAAGGCAGCACTGGCCCAGCAATCCCCGCAGCCCCAGGCCGAGCCAGTGGCTCATGCTCGAATCTGCGGGGTGGGGTTTGACTCAAAGGGAAACACCGTCAGCATGGAAATCGGCGTAGATAACATGCCCGTTCCGCGCAAGGTTGAACTCGGTGAGCAGTTCATTTTCCTTGATGATCATCGGCGCGAGGTTGAGCGACTTCGCGCGGCCCTGAAGTTCTACGCAGACCGCGAGCACTACCACTTCGAAAGCGGGAACTGGGACACCGTGAGCGGCGAGCCGCTGAACATTCTTTGGTGTGTTGACGAACCTGACTTCATCGAGGATGGCTCCGTTGCGCGTGCCGCCCTATCCGCCAGCGCAGAGCCTGAGGCGAAGTCGTGAAGACGCACTTCGCACCATTCACCGACCTAGATGCCCTCGAGCAAGCGCCGTGCGGCACCTGGCTAGGGGAATCCTCCGAGCTGTCAGGCGACTGGGCCATGGTCGATTGCGGACTCTGCAAGAAGCGCCGAAAAAGGATAATCACAGCCGCAGCTGATGAAGAGCGCGCCATCGTTGAGCAGATGGGCGACATAGCGGCCTTCATGCGCACGGAAGGCTCCGCCCCGTAAGAGAACATCTGTACTCCTAAGCAGTAACCTCTCTCCCTCTATTTCGAGCAGTTTACAAGCCTCGCTGTGAACCCAGGCCCTCAGTAGCGATTCGGCGAGCGCGGCCCACGCCCCAGGCTAATGCCTTGGTCATCGATTCACCTGGGCGGGAGTCAAAAGCCTCTTCATGCAGCGCTTCGCCACCGGACGCATAAACACCGATGAACATCTGCGTATTCCCCGTTCGCGACAGTCTCACCTGAACGTCGATGGACGTGCCGTCATCGAGAGCTTCGTCATGGTCCCGGTGATGCAGGTTTGGGTCCGCCCACTGCCAATAAACGTCTCCACGAATCCGCATGTCTTCCCTCCTACGACTTCAGCTGTATGCATCAAACCACCATAGCCAAATCGAAGCGGCTCGCAACCGTACCTGCCTGATTTGTGAGTTGAATCAGACTATTGGCTGGCACCGCTTTTTCTAACCCCTCCCCCCTCTATTCACTGCCGCGATAGGCGGCCAAGGAATCGTCATGCCTGAAGAAATCAAGTTGATCCAACGTGTTGCCGTCGAGCGCGACCAGGATGGCTGGTGGGATCACCCCGACCTGCCCGACTTCGACGAAGACCAGGCCGCCTTCAAAGCCTGGCTCGTACAGCAGGGCCTGGAGCTGAAGCAGTGGCACATGGATTCGGATATCGGCGAACACCACCCTTACGACGACGGCGCGTGCCACTGCCTCGGCTGGGAGCCTGAATGCCCAGGGCCTGAATGGTTCCTGTTGGGGATCTTCGATACAGAGGATGGCCCGTGTGTCAGTTGGGCGAGGCGGAAGGCCGAGGAAGCCTGGTCAGTGAATGGCGATGACGGATCGTGGGACTACCCGAATCTTACCGCGCTGATTCGTGACAACTTCGGCGCCGCAGCGGATGGCACCAGCTTCGGCCCAGGACGGGGCAACGGCCTCAAAGTGGGCGACACTGTACATACCGGCACCGTCTGCAAGTACGACCCTGCCGGGTTCCTCCCCGATGCTGATGACCTGCTCAACCACATGTTCGAGGCCGCCGCCGGAAGCGACGCGGGGGAATGGGTCGACAACTACCCTGACCTCGACGACGAGGCGACAGCAGCTCTCGGGAAGGCGCTGGAGCCGCTGCAGGCTTGGGCCCGCAAGTTCTGCCAGCCCAACTTCTTCACCATCGAGAAGATGGCTCTGCACACTGTTACCGAGGAAGACGTGCGCCTGGCCAAGGCCAGCGGGGTGCTGTTGTGACTCGCCTCGCCCTCTGCCTCCTGCTGCTGACCACCGGCGCCAGCGCAGCACCTCAGCCACAAGAAAACGTCATCGACGTGCAGCACGACAGCCAGCGCGGCGTCACCTGCTACCTGCTCAATGGGGTCGGCATCAGCTGCATCCCCGACAGCCAGCTGCAGGCCGGCTACCAGCGCCAGCTCTCCCCGCACGAAACACAACCCGAACCTACACCCGCACTGGCGCCTGGGCGCTGGATTGATGAGAGGTATGAGCTGTGACAGAAGACGACATCATTCAGCTGTCGGCCAAGGCTATGGGCTTCGAGCTGGAGTACCGGCGCGGCAGTGACGCCTTCTACTACGACGATCCGGAGACAGGCCGGGAGGTTTGGCTGCCGATGCGGGATGACCGGCAGACGATGCTCATCATCGCAAAGCTCAGGATGGACATCTGCTGCTTGCACCACCTCGCTCGGGCCACAGCTCATGTTCCGTATGTCGGTTTCAAGCAAAGTGAGGTGTCGCATGCAGACGAACCCGGCGCCCGGATGAGCGCGCTGCGCTTGGCAGTTGCAACTGTGGCTGCCAAGTATGGCCAGGGCATGCTCGTTGGCGGGACAGATGAGCGAGTTCTGGGGCACTTGATCGGCATAGAGGGATCAACGGCCCACGCCATGCGCGGCGCCATCCGCGAATCTCGGGAGGAGATCAGCAAGGCATGCCAGCGCCTGAAGCGAAAGGGATTGGTGACCAACAAGGGTCCTTTCTGGCAGGCGGTGCAGCGATGACCGACCTGATCGAAGTGAAGACGGCTGACTTGACCGGCGAAGCGCTGGGCTGGGCCGTTGGCAAAGCCGAAGGGCTGAACCTTGAACTGGTCCCGCCGCAGTACGGCAACCCCTGGCGGGTGTTCGCACGGTACCAGGGCCAGGCCATCGAGCACACCAAACGCTACAACCCGTGGGAAGACTGGGCGCTGGGCGGGCCTCTATTCGATAAGCACTGCAAGGGCTTCGGCATGCTGCAGGACGGCACAGCCTCCCGGTACCGAGCTTTCGCCTACAACCGACCCACTGGATTCAGCCGGTTAGCCGGAGGTCCAACGATCCTCGCCGCAGGCTGCAGGGCGATAGTCGCTCTGAATATTGGCGATACCGTCCAGGTGCCGAAGGAGCTGATGCCGTGAGGAAGCTGGTATACCGCATCAACCGCTGGCTACCGTTCGGTGGCTTGCCGATCGCCCGCGCCCGACTTGGTCGCAATACCTGCACCCTCTACAAGAATGGCTGGGTCCTGATCAGCGATGGCAAGAGCACTGACGCCTTGCCGGTCAACTTCACCAGCCAGGCCCTGATCGACGCATTCGCGGCCGAACTCGCCTAACCCCTCCCCCAACTACTCAAGCCCGCCGATATGCGCGGGCATGGAGAGCTATTGCCATGACGAAACACAATCACACGCCCGGCCCCTGGTTCGTTGAGTCCAGCGACAAAACTCCAATTTACGTCTCGCCAGTTGATCGCCACGAGCAGATCGCCATCTGCAACGTGATGGTCATCGATGAGGATGGCGATAGCGATTCGGGCGACTGGATCAACGGCGACCAGACCAAGGCCAACGCCAAGCTGATAGCCGCGGCGCCCCTGCTGCTGAGGGATCTGATCGAAGCCGCTGCCCAGCTGCGCAAGTACGAAGCCCTGCACCGCGCCAAGGGCACCGCCGACAGCCTGGCAAAGGCCGAGGTCAACGCCGAACTGGCATCGCGCTTCGAGCAGACCATCGCCCAGGCTACGACCTGACCACCAACCTGCCGCCACCGGCGGCGTGGAGACCATCCCATGGAACATGCAAGCGAGTTTCTCGACGAGGAAGAGGTGGTGCGGGTGACCGGCTACCAGCTCCCGAGCAAACAGATCGCGTGGCTGGCCAACAACGGCTGGCAGTACACGCTCACCCGGGCCAGACGGCCCATTGTCGGCCGAGTGTACGCCCGGCTCAAGATGGCAGGCGTCAAGCCAACGGCAACGAATGCCACGGCCGAAACATGGACATTGGACTTATCGCGCGTGGGGTAACAGATGCGCACCAGGAAGGCATCGAATAAGGACCTGCCGCCGCGGATGTTGCGGCGGGTTCGCAAGTTGAAAAGCGGGAAACTGTGGGTCGGCTACTACTACGATGGGAGGGATGCAGACGGGAAGCGGCAGGAAGTACCACTGGGGACTGACCTCGCTGAGGCCAAGCTGGAATGGGCGCGCCTGGAGCACAAGGCGAAGCCGAAAGTGATGGCGACGATGGGCGAGCTTTTTGAGCGGTACGAGCGCGACATCATCCCGGGTAAGTCGCCACGCACGCAGAAGGACAACAAGTACGAACTGGAGCGCCTGCGCAAGGCGTTCGCTGAGGCACCGATCGAGGCCATCAGCCCGCCGGTCATTGCCCAGTACCGGGACGCGCGCAGCGCCAAAACCCGGGCAAACCGGGAGATCGCCCTGCTCTCGCACGTTTTCACCATGGCCATGGAGTGGGGGTTTGCCGAGCGCAACCCATGCCTGGCGGTTCGCCGCAACAAGGAGAAGGTGCGCGACTTCTACGCCGCCGACGAAATCTGGGATGCGGTGTATGCCGAAGGCGACCAGGGCCTCAAGGATGCTATGGACCTGGCCTACTTGGCCGGCCAGCGCCCTGCGGACACCCTGAAATTCAGCACCGTCGACCTTGACGAGGACTATCTGTGGGTCGACCAGAACAAGACCGACAAGAAGTTGCGCATCCGGCGGCACGTAAACGGCGAGCTCACAGGCCTCGGCCTATTCATCGAGGCGCTTCTGGAACGGCGAAAGCTGCAGGGAGTGCGTAACTCGCGCCTCATCACCAACGATTCAGGCCTGCGCATGAGCTGGGAAATGCTGAGGAACCGCTTCAGCGAAGCGCGGGACAGGGCTGCGCGCAAGCTGACTGCCGATGGCAACACTGACCTGGCCATCAAAGTTCGGCAGTTCCAGTTCCGCGATATCCGCCCGAAGGCGGCTTCGGAGATTGAAGACATCAGCCACGCCAGTCGGCTGCTTGGACACTCCAAAGAGGAAATCACCAAGCGCGTTTATCGCCGGGTCGGCGAGGTGGTCAGCCCAACCAAGTAGACGGCTGATGCGGAAACGATGTCCGATAATGCGGAAACGATACGGGTTTTCTGAGCACAAAGAAAAACCCCGCAGACGTTAATCTGCGGGGCTTTCGAATGGTGGAGGCCGAGGTCGGAATCGAACCGGCGTAGACGGATTTGCAATCCGGAGCATAACCACTTTGCTACTCGGCCTCAAAGTTAGGATCTAGCCGCTTGCGCTTTGCTATCTCCTTGAAACACCGCACCTTTTTCAAGGTTTGCTGCGTTTCGATGGGCGCCATTATGTCTGCATTCCTCGCACCTTGCAACCCCCTGAACATAAAAAATATTCAAGGGGTTCAAGGTCTTAGCGCAAGCGGCCGAGTTTGCTCCACAACCCTACCACGGCGTTCTCCACGGTGCCGCTGGCAGCCATGCCGATGCGTTCCTGCAAACTCTTGCGCTCGGCGTAGTGCAGGTGGAACAGGTTGGCGTGACGTGCACGGTCGCTGAGGTACTCGTCGCTGGTCTGCAGTTCGTCCACCAGCTTGCGGTTCAGCGCGGCTACGCCCAGCCAGACCTCGCCGGTGGCCACTTCGTCGATGTGCAACTGCGGGCGGTAGCGGGCAACGAAGTCCTTGAACAACTGGTGAGTGATGTCCAGGTCTTCCTGAAACTTCTCCCGGCCCTTCTCGGTGTTTTCGCCAAAGACCGTCAAGGTGCGCTTGTACTCGCCAGCGGTCAGAACCTCGAAATCGATGTCGTGCTTCTTCAGCAGGCGGTTGACGTTGGGCAATTGCGCCACCACGCCGATCGAACCCAGTACCGCAAAAGGTGCGCTGACGATCTTCTCGCCAATACAAGCCATCATGTAACCGCCACTGGCGGCCACTTTGTCAATGCACACCGTCAGCGGGATGCCTGCCTGGCGGATCCGCGCCAACTGCGAGGCCGCCAGGCCGTAGCTGTGCACCAGGCCTCCACCGCTTTCCAGGCGCAGTACCACTTCGTCACGCGGGGTAGCGAGGGTGAGCAGCGCGGTGATCTCGTTGCGCAGGCTTTCGGTGGCAGAGGCCTTGATGTCGCCATCGAAGTCGAGCACGAACACCCGGCCCTTCTCTTCAGCCTTGCCCTTCTTCTGTTGTTTTTCCGTCTTGGCCTGCTGCTTGCGCAGGGCCTTGAGCTGGGCCTTGTCGAGCAGGCCCGACTCCAGGCGCTCGCGCAATTCCTTATAGAACTCGTTCAGACGGGTGACCTGCAATTGCCCGCCAGCCTTGCGCCGCCCCTTGCCGCGCAAACCGGCAATAGCAGACAGCACCACCAGAATGGCAATGACCAGGGTGGCGGTTTTAGCGAGAAAGCTTGCGTATTCGGCAAGAAACTCCACAGTAGTCCTCAATGCCCGGAATTAAAGGGCTACGCTACCATGGCTTGTGACACTTTGGTACGGTCTTGTGACATTCCGAAGCACTTGAGGCAGGCTCAGCGGCGCACCTTTCGGGCTTTCTTCTGGGTCCTTATCACCTGCCCGTGAGGGGTCCCTATCGCGCCTACGGGCACCCATGCGAGGGCCTACGGGGGAACCTGCGCGGGAATGATTGAATAGGTGACCTTTCAGATTTTTCTGTCGGATTCTCAAGGGGGCCTATGCGACCACAACCAGAACCCCAGTTGAACGGCCAGACAGACCCAGTAGAGGGCCTGTAGGTGGTCCATGGGGTTCTCCTTGAAGGGTTAGAGTGACTTGTGAAAGCGAACGTCTGTGAGTTCGTGTTGCAGGGCTACCTCAAGGAGGCGCTCATAGGTATGCGGCCACCTCCCTTGAGATTGGTCATTAGAAGCGCCTGATTGAAGCAAGGCATAGCATAGCGCCGCATGTGGTGTCAGAGACTCGACAGGCACCTTAGTGACTACCCGTTTGCCCTTGTAGGTGTAGCACAGTGTGACACTCATCGCGGGACCTTTTTGTGGGCAACTTAGCTATTGAGCATAGCCCGTCACGCTTCGTTTGAGGAAGTATCAATCAACGACCTCAGCGGGCCTTGAGACGCCTTGCAGCGGCCTTGATGTCCCTCATTGCGATTCGATAGTTGTCCTTCTCTCGTTCGAGCAGGTGAACCACAGCAGCCTGTATCGACACACGTTCAAACCCTGAGCCTTCCAGTTCAAGCCAGCGCTTGACGATCATGTTGGACAGCTTGAAGGAATACCGGGAGAGCAGCGTAAAGGTCAGCTCTTTGTCGAGAATGGTCAGCGGTAATAACTTGCTTTGACTGGACTGGTAGCTGGCCTCGACCCATTGAGGTGCCCCCAGATTTGGGGTCTCCCTTTCCAGCTCGTTGAGCATCTTTCGGATGTCTCTGAGTACATGGTCATGGCGCTTACCGGTGATCTCGGCGATCTCCAAGGACGACATACCGGGTAAGCCGTTGAGAGTCGTTGAGGATACCGCTCCGGCCTTGGAGATGTTCTCGAAGATGGTCGCTGTATTGGTGGTCATGGTCATAGTCTGTTTTCCTCTTGTTTGCTCCCTCAAGTTCGCTCCCACCGGCAGCCGAAAGACCCGACCAAGGTTTCTGCCGGTGGCATGAAGGAACAAACAGAAAGACTTTCGGTTAGATAGATGCCCAGCGACGGGCGATGATGCGGATAGGTGAAGCTGTGCCCCTGCCGGTCCCTCTTTAGGTCCGGCCTTACGGGGCTATCAGGGTTTCCCTTAGATCAGCTCAGGGCAATGCGAGTGACCAGCGGGAACGGCACTTGAACGGTCTGAAGACGATCCTCGGTCAGAGCTACCTTGACCATGCCATTGGCGATGATGTCCACCACAGCCACGATCTCAAGGTCCCAGCCTTGGGCGTTTGGGTTGCGAGTCGCTTCAATCTTCCAGATGCTACCGTCTTGGCGCTCACGGTAGCTCAGCGAGGTGAAAAGCTTGGGCAACATGAAGACGCCGTGGTCAGTGCCTGTATACGGCTGTACGCCTGCGCCAATGAGGTCCTCGATAGAGTCCTGACCAGCACGTTGAGCAGCACGCTCAAGAACAGCCACCAGTGACACGGGCAGCAGGATCACGAAGTCGCTCAGCGAGGTCCCTACAGTCTGGTTAACGTGGGTCGTGAGGATGTCGATGAGGTCCTCAGCGATCTCAGCAGGCTTACCCGTTGGTTTGGCCTCAGAGACGCTCTCAGTGCTTGGGGCAGTCGCCAAGATGGCAGCGACCTTACCGGCTGCGCTGTGCTCAATGTCACGAAGCATCTTGTCAGCGGTTTGCTCCATAGACTGGACGGTGAAGCCTGCCATCAGGTTGTGGTCAAAGATCGTAGCTCGGTGGCTGATGACCAATGCCTTGTCGGTCGCCTCGGTGAAGATCACAGAACCGGCCAGGACCTCGCCCTTCTCGACGGTCTGGTTATCCCAGTTCTTACGAGGGTCGAAGGTGACAGAGCGGTCGGCCATGGTGATGATTTGTTGCCCAGTGGCCTCAGAGCCAGCCGGACGGAACTCGCAAGGGGTTGCCTCCATGGCAGCCTCTCGCCACTCATCGCCGTTCAAATAGTCCTCAGCGGCTTCCACAAGGGCTTCCACATAGACGGACACATCGGTGGCCGCTTGGGTCTCAGGTCGAACATCGGCGGTGTTGAATCGAATCGACCCAGTGTGCTCATCGGTGATGGCGGTGGTGTAGGTCGATGGCTTGGCGTACTGGAATGGTTGTTTCATGATAATGATTCTCCTGAATAGATGAATGAAGTGTGTGTGTCGAGGGAAGTGCTGTTACCAGCCACCGCTATTGCTACGACGAGCAGCCAGAATTTTCTGACCATGCTCACGAATGGCAGCGTTTCGGGCTTCCCGATCAGCCTTCGCTTGGGCGATCTCTCGGGGCGTATGCTCACGGCACCGCTCAGCATGGGCATTGGCCTCAGCCTGTTTACGGGCCTTCTCTTGGGCGTCCTCGTACTGATGCTGGCGGTACTCTCGGGCAACTACAGGAATCGCTTGGAGCGACAGACCGGCCTCATCGAACGCCTTAACGATCTCGAATTGCTGGCCCTTAACGGTCCCGCATTGGGCGACCAGCATGGGCAGCATGATGTTCTCGACGTACTCACGGTTCAGGGTCTGGCCCGACACGGTGACTTCGTTCTTCAGGACTTTCGTGATAGTGATTTTCATGGTTTGGGTTCTCCTGTGAGGTGACCCA